GTACTGTGGACTACACCGTTCAGCATACGTTCGATGATCCCGCAGTTGGGTTCACGACTTGGTTCTCCCACCCGACGATTGCGGGCGAGACCACCAATCAGGATGGCAACTACGCTTTCCCGGTCACTGGCATCAAGGTGCTTGTGAACTCTGGAACCGGAACCGCCACTCTGAAACTCATTCAAGCGGGGATCTGATGCCTCACGTTGGCTACGGCGGCGTCGCCAATCAGGCCAACACGACGGACGGCTTTGGCGCAAACGTCAACGCCGTCAACCCCGTTGGGGGTGGTGTCGGTGAGGATGTTGGTGATGATGGGGTTGTTGACCTTTACGGCGCAACGCCAGTCACGACGTTTTACATCGCTGATGAGACCTCTCCCGGCTATGTCCTGCAAGAGGACGACAGCAAGATCATCTTGGAGTCATCTTAATGAGCGACCAAAAGATTTCCGCAATGCCGTCAGCCGCAACGCTGACAGGCGCAGAACTGGTTCCCTTGATTCAGAGCGGGGCCAACGTCAAGGCAACTCTGGCCACCATGCGGGCTTTTGGCGCAGCGTATGGTGGTTTCAGCGACAGCACCGACCAGACCGGCAGCATCAGTTCGGGAACTGTTGTTACTTTCAACACCGTAGATGTGGCCGACGGCGTGACGCTTGTGGACAACAGCAAGATCACGGTTCCGGCAGCGGGCAAGTACAACCTGCAGTTCAGCATCCAGTTCAAGAACACGGACAATGCTCAACACGACGCAACGGTCTGGCTTCGCATCAACGGCCTTGATCTGGCGAACTCCGCTACGCAGTACACGGTCGTGGCCCGCAAGAGCGCAAGCATCTTCGGATACAACGTGGCGGCGCTGACTTTTCTGTTGGATCTCAACGCTGCGGACTATGTCCAAGTTGTGTGGCTTCCGACTTCCACAACTGTGTCGATTGAGCACCTCCCGGCCAGTGTCTCGCCTGTTTACCCTGCGATTCCGGCCATCATTGCTTCGATGATTCAGGTGGCCTGACCATGCCGCTCATCAAAGGCAAGTCCGAGAAGGCTTTCAAGGAGAACATCCGCACGGAAGTGAAGGCCGGAAAGCCTGTGAAGCAGGCCGTGGCCATCGCCTACGATGTTCAGCGTCGCGCTCAGGGCAAGAAGGACGGCGGAAACGTCTCTCTGGCCGTTGGTCGGGGCGAAAAACTGCCTGTTTCTAAGGGTGCGGGCCTGACTCAGAAGGGTCGGGAGAAGTACAACCGCGAGACGGGCAGCAATTTGAAGGCTCCGCAGCCCCAAGGAGGGGCTCGGAAGGACTCTTTCTGCGCCCGGATGCGTCCGATTGCCGAAAAAAGCGAGCCTGGAAGCCGCGCAAGGGCTTCGATGAAGCGTTGGAAGTGCTCAGGCTTCTGAAGGAGATCAAATGGCCTACTCAGACGCCTACGGACAGGTCTACAGAATCTACATCGTGACCAATTCGGTCAACGGTAAGCAGTATGTGGGCATCACCAACAGTCTTGCCAAGCGGTGGAATAAGCATCGGAACGCCAAAGGTAGTGCTCCTGCTTTGCACGAGGCCATTAAGAAGTACGGAATTGACAGTTTTGTGTTCACGCACTTTGCTGATGCTTTTGATCCAGAGTCGGCCAAGAGCATAGAGGTGATGCTGATTGCAGAGCACAACACTCTTGCGCCTAATGGCTACAACTTGACATCCGGCGGAGATGGAACTCTGTGTCCTTCTGACGAAGTCCGGGCCAGGATGTCAGAAGCGCATCGCGGTCACAAGCAATCGGCCGAAACGAGGGCCAAAAGAAGTGAGTCTTTGAAGAAGGCGTACGCTGAGGGCAGGAAAAAATCCTTGGTTGGCACGACTTGGCAGATGAGCGAAGAGGGGAAGAGCAAAATCCGAGCGGCCAAACTTGGAGAAAAGAACCCCATGTATGGCAAGAAGCAGTCTGCTGAGACAAAGGCCAAAAAGGCGGCTTCTATGGCAATCGCTATGGCAAAAAGAAAGGCGATTGAGACATGAGTTACAGCGAAACCTACGGTCAGGTCTATAACGTACAGGTTCTGATCGATCACGGGGCCAGAAGGTGCGGAAAACTGGCCGAAGAACTGACTTCTGAGCAAGTTTTGAGTGCTCGGGAGTCTCTTGGCTTCGTTTTGACGAACCTGATCAACATTGGCATCCAATACTGGGCCATTGAGAAGAAAGTCTTCGGTCTGACCCCCGAAAACTACATCTACACCCTTCCAACGGGTGCAAATGACGTTCTCAACGCTCTGTATCGCACGATGCAGCGCCCAAATGGGTCTTACACGACCTCTGCAGGGGGTACGGTGGCCTTTGTGGGCGACTCCAACACCGCAACCTACTGCCAACAGACCTCCGCCAACGGCAACATCTCCATCGACTTCGGCACGGACAACCCGATCTACGCCGGATCGATCGGTTTGCTGCCTTACATCGCAGGTGGCGGGTCTGGAACGTGGAATCTGACCCTGGAATACAGCACTGACGGCCTTTCCTGGTCCACTTTGGAGGATCTGGGGGCTGTTGCGGTCAGGGACAACGAATGGATCTGGACGGACATCAATCCTGGTCAGAGCGTCCAGCATTACCGTGTCCGGGCTTACGGCGGCACGACCTTGGCTCTGCGTGAGTTCTGGGTTGGCAACATGAGCCAAGAGATCACGATGTCGCGCCTGAACCGGGACGACTACACGAACCTGCCCAACAAGAACTTCACGGCCAATCAGCCCTACCAGTTCTGGTTCAACCGCACGGTTCCTGATCCGCAGATCTACCTGTGGCCAGTGCCTTCTGACCCCTTCGTTCAGATGACTGTTTGGTACTCCAAGCAGATCATGAACGTGGGCGACCTGACGGACGAGTTGCAGATCCCGCAGCGGTGGTACATGGCCGTGGTCAATATGCTTGCCCACCAGATGTCCCTGGAACTGCCCGCGGTGGACATCGCTCGCGTCACTTACCTGGAGCAGCAGGCTGAGAAGTACCTTGCTCTGGCAGAGGCGGAAGAGCGCGACAAGTCGCCGATCTACTTCGCGCCGAACATAAGCGTGTACACGAAGTAAATATGCCGGTCTTTCTCGACACCTTCGGCAACGCCTCACTGGCGATCTTCATCTGCGACCGCTGCAAGATGAAGCGTCCTATGGACGAGCAGATGTCGGATCACAACTTCCCTGGTCTGAAGGTGTGTCAGCAGGGCTGTGCTGACGAGAAAGACCCCTACCGGCTTCCTGCCCGGAAGACCGAGCGTATCAACCTGCGTTTCCCGCGCCCGGATGTGTCTGTGGCACTAGACCCGAACAACCTCGTGACGGACAATGATGGTGACTACATCATCTCGACCGAGGGCAACACAGACACGCCCGAGAACAACGGCAACCTCGACGGAATTTCGGTGACACCCAATGGCTAATCAAACCATCACCCAACTCCCGGATGCGGGGCCAATAACGGGCACTGAACTCGTTCCGATCGTTCAGAACGGCGGGACGTACAAGACCACGACCGCGGCGATTGCCAACAGTCCGACTCAGACCCAGACGTTTCTGACGGTCAACAACGAGCCGACGCTTCCCAACAGCCGGTACTTCTCGACCGACGCAAACTTCACCCTGACGGATGGGGGTTCGCTGTCCTTCTTCCGCCTGAACCTCACAGGCGCGGCTGCAAGCCTTGCAGGGTCGAGCAACGGCATTCAGGTCAAGACGAGCCCGACCACCCTGACAGGCAGGACTCTGATCTCCGGAACCACGGGCCTGTCGATCGCCAACGGTGACGGGATCTCTGGGAACCCGACTTTCTCCTTGGATGGGAACGTCCTGTCCCTGGCCAATGCCTCAGGAACGGGTCTATTGGCCCTCTCAGGGCCTTCTGCGGTCACGTTCAGGGCAATCCAAGGGACAGCCTCAGAAATCGACGTAGCGAACGGCACAGGCGCTTCTGCTGATCCAGTCATTGGTCTGGCCGACAACCCGGTCGTTCCTGGCTCTGAGGGTATCGTGGTTCCCACGGGGAACACCGCTTCTCGTCCTCTGCTGCCTGTCAACGGGACGCTGCGCTACAACTCTCAGACGGCGGTCTTTGAGGGCTACGCCAACAACGTCTGGGGCGCGATCACCACCGGAACTGGCGTGACTTCTGTGGGCTTGTCGATGCCTGCAGACTTCACGGTCACGAACTCTCCGGTGACCTCTGCAGGTGTTTTGACGGCCACCTGGGCCTCTCAGGCAGCCAATCTGGTTCTGGCGTCTCCGAACGGATCTTCCGGGACTCCGTCTTTCCGGTCTCTGGCCAACGACGACCTTCCCGCTTCTGGCGTGGTTGCCGCGACCTACGGTACGGCTTCTGCTGTTCCGGTGTTCACGGTCAACGCCAAGGGTGTCGTGACCAATGTCACCAACACCACGATCGCCATCTCGAACACTCAGGTGTCTGGCCTGGGCACGATGTCCA